GGGCGAGGAGTAAAAAAACTTGCTCATAATTGTGCCCATCTCTTTGGCGGAAGGCGAAAAAACAGCCTCCCGATTTAACAGCGGGAGAATTTAACAGGAGTGAAACAACACTCTTCGCAAGTCTGAGGTCAGGGGTTCGAAACCCCTCATCTCCATTAACTCTAAAAAAATGTTGGGCAATAAATATGCATTACCCAAAATGTTTTTTTGAAAGCCTATCGAAACAAAGCTCCGATAGTTTTTGCCCCTCTCATTAACGCGGACGCACCATTAAAATCATAAATCCCAATATCCCAAGCGTTGCCATGCATCCCGTGCCCTGCATAATCACCTGTGTAGCCGCCATCAATACCTGCATCAATGGCGGGGGAATCCGCCCTTAATCGCCAATCGGTTCCCACGGTTTCGAATTTGGGATCTGCCTCCAAACTATTAAGATCGAGCCCTAAAAGTTGATAAACAGCAAGAGATGTATTATTGCCCCAATACGTGCAATCATACGCCAAGTTATAATCCCATGCCCCTGTTGGGGCCGTAGACCCATAGAAACTATAGGCATTCGTGCACCCATAGGCGATATTATTTCGAAGCGCAGTATTTGCTGAGGCGGCTTGATCTTCCCCAAAGACAACACCGACTGGGGAATCATAAAGGATATTGTTATCAACCTGATTCACCAATCCGCCTGCAACTACAAGACACGCATCCGTTGCGCCATCCAGTATATTGTGGTGCACCCGCACCGTTCCGGTTGAGGCGCCATTGAGGTATATCGAAAACCCGCCACCGTGTATCGAGTTTTTAGATATATCGAGATTTTCCACTGCATTAATGTATATGCCACCAGTAGCAGTGGACCCCGAATCAATCCCGATCCCCTGGAGGGTGAAATCTTTGCCAAGATTGACATTTACTGCGAGATCGGTAAGACCTGTGATGTCAAGGCCGTTTACAACCACGGTCTCAGATGCTACGGCGTAGCTAGCTCCAAATGCATAGGTATACACCCCGCTTACAGTATTGTTCTCAAATGTGACGTTGGTTGGATTGTATTCAATCTTAAACGCCGTAAGATCCGTAACTCCAGGCCAAAGGAAATTATTAGCAGCATCACAGTTTTTGACCGTGATATTAGTGGTCGGCTTATCCTGTCCTGCGCCCTCCGTACTCACATCAGCAATAACGAAATCGCCATTATCGCCGCTAGTGTATGTAGTGCGGCAATGGTCGAGCATAATATTTTGGCCTAATATACTAAACGCATTATGGCATGTCGCCAGCACATCAATGTTTTTGAGTATGACATTGGTGCTCACATCCAACGGAGCCACGAAAGCATTACACGTAATTACCGTGTGATTAACGGGGAATCTGGCGTCAATATCCTGGATTCTAACGTAATCCTGCCCCTCGGTGCTGATCGCATACATCCAATACGGAAGAACATAATTGTGCCCGTTGGTCATTGGACTATCGGAATCAAAGGCATGGAGGTAACAGGTATTTGTAGCCGAATCCCAATATACGGAACCTGGAGTTGAATCTACATCTGCAATATTATACTTTTTCATCATCCATCGGGTATCTTCATAGGCCGTACCTTGGGTCGAGTTATCCCATATCGAATCAAGATCGCCAGCGCCGGGTGGGGTTGCCTGATACACATTCGTAAAACCGATTGTTTTACTCCACTCACCAGCAGTAAACCCGTATGCCGGTATAATAGCGGGATCATCCCCTTCCCCGTAGGCTCCATAGGTGATCCAGTTATCGGCGGTCCCCGAAGATGACACCAATAAGGGCAACCAATACGCCGTACCCCGCTTAAAATAGATGCTGTCGCCCGGCTGGAAGGCGGTCAGATCCACTTTGCCAATGCTCTGCCATGGCGACACTATCGTGCCCGGATTAGAGTCATCCCCATTAACGGCATCGACATAATATGAGTGCGACCAAGCGGCCACCGGAAAGGCTAGAAAGATAAAAAATAAGAGAACAAAAAAACGTCTCATAAATGCCCCTCAATTTGCCGCGAAGGTGGATGTCCCTATCGCAATAGCTTTACACGCCCAATCGTAAGCGTCCGTTTTAAAGCTCCAGCATTCGAATTGCTGACCCACTTGTGCGTTCGTCATTCGAGCATATCCGTTATCGGCGCCGGCCGAGATCGTTCCGTCCGCTGCTATTAAATAAATTTTATCACTCGCACCAGCCTGGACCCCCCACTTATTTGTTTGCGCCGTCCCTACCGTAAAAAGCCCATGAAGACCTGCCGCGCAGGTCGGTAGCCCTAAGGCGACATCCTCTGCAGCCTGACCCGTATTGTAAATTACGCTGTTGCTCATCTGCAGGGACGTGAGCGTAACGGCTGCATGACCATCGACCTCTTGGCGGGTTAACGCCGGCGCAAGGGCGTCGTTAACGATATACTGAGGCATACCGTCCATGTAGGTAAGGCCGTAATGATATGTACTGTCCGGCACGAATGCGGTGGTATTATTCCCCAGATAGACGCCGTAAGTCCCATCAGCTCCGACCTGTATCCTGGCCTCGACGTAATCCCGAACCGCATTCTTTGATGGAGCAATCCCCGTAACTGCGTCCCACGTTGATCCGTCATAGGCTGCATTAGACACCAAGTGGTCTGCATAGGCAGTGGTGGAGAGCAGATCGGAATTATCGCCCGCAGATTGGGTTGTGCCTGTAACCCAAGCCGGTATAGTATTCCCCAATAGAACGACTTCCCCGGTCACCGCTTCGTAGTTATCCAGTCCCGATTCACCCATATTCCACCCGAGCAGTTTCCCAGCGGAAGGCTTGGGTAAATATGGCGTCGTCGTCAACAAACTAGACTCCGGTAACTGTGCGGATCGGTCCACCTCTTCCTTTATCTGCTGTATTTGGATTGCTAATTTATCCAGCGCATTATTAAGAGACGATGCCGTGAAGTTACTGCTATGAGTGTAGTGCTGTGTCTGCAGATAGGGCATGTTGCGGCGAATAGTCAATATCTCACCGGCCGCCAGTGCCTCGGTCAATGTTACGCTCCCACCGGTAGAGTATGCAGGGGTTCCCGTACCTACGATTGTATAGTCAACATCTTTTACGAGCACCAGATCATCGATCCCGGCCGAGGTTGTTTTTATGACTTGGATGTCTGTCGCGGCGAAAATCTTAAACGTGAAATCGAACGGCCCAGTCGTACCCGATCCGGAGTATTGAACTTTTGTTGTCTCAATTGTTATCGAAGCCCAGCAGATACGGATTGTTATTACGAGGAAAAACAACAAAAGCGGCGCAATCCATTTAAAATATCTCATGTGTTATCTCCTCTGTCTCCCGACAGTGGCTAGAAGTTGGCGCGTGGTGACTACTTCTTATTCTTTCGCTCCCTCCAAATGAAGTTTTGCGGCTTAGTCGGCTCGGTTGGCGGTTTCTTTCTGGTTAGCTCGTCGATGACAATAAATAATTGGTCCGGCGGAATACCCGTAGCGTTCCCCAGGAATTTAGCCACTTCCTTCGTTACTCTAAACGGCTTACCTCTTTGTTTTCCGTCTTTTCGGATCGCATCAACGGTCCGCTTTCCCTGATTAATGAAATTACCGATTAATCCGCCCCGGTATGTAAACCCATCAAGCCACGCGCTGGAAATGTCCCGCACGCCTGGAACGAGACTTAGAGCCAGTTTCCCGGAAGCGGAAAATGGAAACAAGATAGCTTCTCCCGGACTCTCGGGCAGATTTCCCCGTGTAAGTTCGTTCACCATCCCCGGTATAGTCAACAGGAGCCAATAATCCTTTATTAGATTCATGAAATTATAGTCTAGGGTTGGAGAACGGAACTTGCCCCATGCCTGCCATACCTGATTGAATTGAGCGCTAAAAAAAGTATAAAAAAACGTAACCAGCGTTTTCGTGTATTCATTGCCGCGCATGATTCTCGCTCTATTTTTTGCGCTTGAACTTCCCTGCGTGCGCTCCATAACTCCAGACGCGTAATCTGCGGCCCGCTCGAAATCTCCCGCCGCCACATTCTCGACCTTTCCATTGACGGCTTTAATGAAAGCGGAAAGCCAGGCAACCCTCGCAGTCTTGGAATCAAGGTAGGAAGTCAGAAACATTCCCCATTTACGGTAGTTCCGCATAAAAGAGTCTCGACCCATGCTTTCACTTGTAACGCTCCTGAGCGCATCGGCCATTTCTCTATCGTAGGACTTCTGCCTATTGGCCGCCGCCGGGCTATGCTCCTCGATAAAGCGATCCCATTTGCCGGGGTCTTTGAAATATGTCGCAAGCCCAGTCATAACCGGGACGGTTCCGAGTTCCGCCATTGCCGCCGTAATGGCCGTCGGCTGAACTATTGCGGCAGATAGCCGTCCGGTCATAATAAACGTTGTCTCAGCGCCTCGCAGCCACCGAAGAAGATCTTCTCCCCACAACATGGTTCGATCGCCGCCCGGATTAGCGACCTCCTTTAACCAAGGGGTAAACTCTCTGTACGCTTTTTCCCCCAGCGTCGAGACAACGGCCCGCTTGAAGTCGGGGTCCTTTATTATCTTCAGCAGATTGCGTACCTCCGGCCCATGTGTGCAGTATTGTATGCCCTCGCTAAAATATCGCTGGATTATTTTAATGAAATCAAGCTCAGGGGCTAGCCGGCCGCCCTTGCGTTCAATGGTGCTGCCGAATTTCGTTCCAACATACGGGAACAGATCCTTAAACATAGCTTCGGCCTGCTCCGCAGCCTTGGCCTCGCCGATCTTATCGGACAACTTGGGATCTGGATAATTAGGCCAATAGACGCCTTCGGCCATAACCATCGGCCTACCGTTCATTTCCATATACGCTTTCTGTGTATGTGGAGTTAGGATCGGCATAAGTTCTTCCACTATTTTACGCGCCAACCCTTTTTCTTTTTCGGTCAGCATTCGCCCGGGCAGATCGATTTGAGCTTCGGTCAGTAGTTCCCCTGTATCCATGTTGCCGTATCCCTTGGCGAGTGCTCGGCGGTTATAGGGATTCAAACTATGCAAATACCATCCGACCATCCCAAGCCTGCTAAGCGGAAACGGAAACCCCTTAATCGCATGCCTGGTTGTGCAGAACTCTTTAGGATCTTCTATTAGGCTGAATATCTCGGCAATCTTATCTGTAACTTCTTTTTGCAGCTGAATAGCTGCATCTTCACAATGCTTAACTCCCAACCACATTTCCTGGTAAACCGGTCCCATCTCATGGAAGCCGTCGAGCGCCCGGATAATCATTTCGGGAGATATCAAGCCCGCGTACTCGGATTTGAGTTTATCGAAAAATTTATTTGTGCGCGTAATGTCCTTGGATACATCAGGGATTGCTTGAGTCGGGCTTTTGTCTATGGATCTAGCATTATGATAAATGGCTCGAATGATTCTCAGCTTTGAAGCCTCAAACGAGATCTTCCGCTGTTCTCCAATGAACTGGTTGTGGATCTTTCCGGCATAATGAATTTGCTTGGCTGTGTTGTGGAGCTCTCGGACATCGGCCATATTCATGGAACCGAACCGTTGCCCCCGATAATACATTTCCTGAAGGCGGCGGATAAAATCCCTATCAATAATTAGCGCCTCCCCGTTTGCCTCCTGCTTGTCGGTGAACTCCTGCAAGGCTCCAGGCTTCAACTTCGCCGTCTTCTTGGTCATTCCGGCAAGGCCCAAAAGTTCAATCAGCGCTTCCTTGTATTCCCAATTCACCTTCTTATCCTGGAGTATTCGGTTAAGACTTGCGCGAGTTTTTACGAGTTCATTCCGAGCCTTAACCATATCGCGGTATTTCTGCGAAATCTCGCGCTGCCGTTCCTTGGCCTTAAGTGCTGCCTCTTTCTTGCCTGCGTTAAAAGCGGTTCTAGCCGCAGCCGCTTCTCGTTTCATTGCCGCGATAAGTTCCGGGTAACTTCCCCGGTCATTGACTTGATCGACTTTAATCTGCCCCGTATTTTCACGAATTACCTGCTTAATGCCCCGAGCTGTCTTGTTCTGCATCTTTGCCGTAGCGGTTTCGGTGATCTCTTTCAGTACCTTTATTTCTTCGTCTAAAAGCCGCAAGTGCATATCAGCGGCCAGCTCTTCTTTCGTGGGCGCATATTCGGACCGCAGGGAACCTACTATCGATTCTATGGCTTCCGGTTTGGTCTTGGAATCGACAAACGCCTGCACCATGCTATCCAGATCGCCGAATCCGAAATCCGCCGCGACCTCGTCTGGAACGAGTTTCCCCTTGGGGGAAACAAGCCCGCGACGGGAGGCCTTCAGGCTGCCAATTGTTTCGTCTCCGTAGTCCGCCCGAAGCTGCTTTTCGTTTAGCCCGCCACGCTTTACTATTTCATCCATACCGCTATGCACGGGATCGTCCTTGAGGATTTCAAGCGCCTCCTTGCGCCATCCGGCTTCACGCTTCGCATCCTCCCTTTTCATTTGCGCTTCCACGTTTACCCGTGCTCTACGGTACGCCTCGGAGGCCAGCTTATCGTATGAGTCTATTTCCTTCACGGTCAGAGGGTGATCGGCCGGTTCAACGAAATAATCTTCGTTAAGCTCGTAGATGGGACGTTCCTTGCGTTCGGCTTCGGTTGCAATCATGCGGTCAAAATGTGCTCGAAGATTGTCGGACAATTCAACTTTGAGGTTTTTCAGGGTTTGATAGATGTTTAAAAGGTATTGCCTCATCTTAGCAAAGATGGCGCGCAGTCTGTAGGTGGGCGCTTTACCTTCCATCCAATAGCGTTCCCATGATCGAGCATAGGTCTCCTCGTGCTTTTCCGACCAGCCCTCCCCTGGTATTTCCGATGTGATTCCGAGATCTTCTTCGACGACCCGCAATTCTTCCGGCGATAGCAACCGCTTGCGCATCCAGTGACCGATTTCGTGGATCACGGTAGATGCGTCGGCTTTTTCGAAAAGATGGAAGAGAACCCGACCATCTTCAAGGAATTGCACGGCGCCTTTTTTGCTGCCCTGGCGCTGATAAAGCGTTATCGCATCTTCGGGGGATATATTCTCTATCGAATAAGGCGGAAGATTCGCACGCTCTTCGGGAGATAGAAAGGACCGCATGGCAGCGTCTCGGGCTTCGATTTCACCGGAGAGGCGGCGATAACCCTCCACCCCTCCGGCGGTTTCGAGATCCCCACCCTTCGCAAATCCCTCTTTCCCTTGAATCCAATGCTGTATCTCATGCGTGAGTGTCTCTTTTGCGCCGACTTCATCCTTGGCAATAACGGTAATCTGCGGAAGCATATCCCCCTTGCCCGGTCTAAAACTGCCGCCAGGCGATTCCTCGGGATCAATGACTAGATTAACGCTTACCTTTTCAAGCTCAGGATAGTTCTGATAAAGTTCCGGGTGCCTATAGAGTTCGGCAAGCGGTAGATAGTGGCTAAATCTGCCGTCCTTATCGAGCGTGACACCCTTAAAGTCGGCCATGCTATCATCGATCTCAAATCGCGGCTTCTTATCGTAGAGGGAGGAGAACTTGCCTTTTGCCGTCTCCCACCCCTTAGCGTTCGGCCCGGCGTATTGCGCAAGTCCCTTAACGTCCTTGCCTCCCACCTGCACACCAGCCACTTGCGCATAAAAATCCTCAATCGGCCGGGATTCCCGCTCCATCCATGCGGCCCCTACACTGTCCAGGACGGCCTTTAGCGTATCAATCTCTGAGGGCGCAATGTTCTTGGCCTTCGAAACTTCAGACCAAAATCTATCTCGCGTCATGGGCTTAGGCGTTTTGCCTTGCAGCTTCTCGTAGGTCTGATAGAACTTATCGACATGAAGGGGTACATTGTAGGGTTCATTCCGATCATTCACGCCGATCTTACCGACCCAATCAGCGGAGCCGGAGTTCCACGTTGCCGCAATCTGTTTCGGAGAATAGCCCTGCTCAAGCCATTGCGCGACCTTCCATTCCGTCACAAGCTGCTGGTTTGTATCGGTGTTCGGAAGCGGCTCCGCTTTCTGGTAGAGCGCCTGATTGTATTCTGCAGAATACTGTTTCCATGTTTCCGGTTCGTACTGAAAGCGCCCCTGTATCCAGCCGCCCGGAAATACCTGCCCCGGAACAACCGGCCGGTTTCCGCTCTCAACCTGTCCCATCGCCGCCGTAACGAGACGCGCTTCCTCGACGATTGTACGGCCATCAGGCGGGACATAGCCCACTGGTTGCTTAATGATACCGTCCGAGTCTTTAGGCGCCTTGACGGGCTCGGGGGCGGCCTTCTCTGCCGTCTCTGGTGCGACGAGTCGTTCCGTGTGGGTTTTGGCTTTCGGCTTACCGGCGGGCGTAGAGGATATAACCTCTTCGTAAGGCGTGATCTTTATCGCCTGCTTTAGCTTGGCATACCAAGGACGATCTGCAACCTTAACGATCTTCTCGGTAGGGATGGAGATATCGAGACCATGTTTTATTGCATCTCGGTACTGTTCGCCTGTAAGCCCCAACTCTTTCACGAGGTCCAGTTCCTCGGGACCGATCTTTTCACCGGTCTGAAATATGTCGCGGATCTTCTCTGATGAGATGTAGACTTCACGCGGGAGCCCATAAGA